GCATGAATCTAAAACCTCCTGTGAAGTCTGGTGACAACCCACGCAGGGCATCGTTTCTAGCCCGTATGGGTGGCAATCCTGGCCCTGAATACAAAGATGGTGAACCAACCCGTCTGCTATTGAGTTTGAGGGCTTGGGGGGCTTCTTCAAAGGAAGACGCGCAAGCCAAGGCAAAGAAAATCTCAGCCCGAAACAAGGCGAAGAAGTAAATGCAAATACCTATCCTGAACGGTATTTACACCGACAACACCCCTGAGCTGCGGACATCATACCCAGTCAACCTAGTGCCTGTGCCAAAACAATCAGGTATCAGCAATGGGTTTCTGCGCCCTGGAGATGGCATCGTTTCCAATGGCGCAGGTCCAGGCATTGACCGTGGTGGAATCAACTGGCAAGGTAGTTTGTATCGGGTGATGGGTACAAAGTTGGTGGAGATAAACAGCACAGGCACAGTGACCACATTGGGTGATGTTGGCGGCCCAACAGATCAACTGGTGACCTTCGATTACAGCTTTGACCAACTAGCGATTGCATCTGGTGGGCGACTTTATTATTGGGATGGCACAACATTGACGCAAGTCACAGACCCTGACTTGGGCGTGGTGCTAGATTTCTGCTGGGTGGATGGTTACTTCATGACCACAGACGGAGAGTTCTTGATCGTTACTGAGTTATCAGACCCATTGGTTGTGAATCCGTTGAAGTACGGTTCATCAGAGGTTGACCCTGACCCTGTGGTGGCTTTGCTTAAGTTGCGGAACGAGGTCTACGCACTGAACAGAAACACCGTTGAGGTATTTGATAACGTAGGCGGGGAGTTATTCCCATTTGCAAGAATTGATGGCGCACAGTTGCAAAAAGGTGTTGTCGGTACACAAGCGTGTTGTGTCTTTATTGAGCGCATTGCTTTTTTGGGTAGTGGGCGTAACGAAGCCCCTGGCATTTACATCGGTGCGGCGGCAACCAATCAAAAAGTCAGCACGCAAGAAATCGACAACATCTTGTTGGAATATACAGAGGCGCAATTGTCTTTGGTGAAGTTGGAAGCCAGAAACGACAAGAACCACCAACACCTTTATGTGCATCTGCCAAATCAAACTTTGGTTTATGACGCAAGTGCATCTGAGGCTTTGCAAACGCCGATCTGGTTTGTATTGGTGACCACATTGGATGGCATTGCTCAATACAGGGCACGAAACATGGTGTGGGTCTATGACAAGTGGATGGTCGGTGACCCGCAAAGCACCAATATTGGTTATCTGGTGCAAGACATTGGAAGTCACTGGGGACAGCAAGTGCGCTGGGAATTTGGCACGATGATCGTATACAACGAAAGCAATGGTGCACTATTTAACGAGTTGGAATTGGTCAGTTTGACTGGAGGCGTTGCCCTTGGCAAGAATCCGCAGATCAGCACAAGTTACAGCGTAGATGGCAAAGCCTATTCGCAAGAACGATTTATCTCTGTTGGCACGATTGGCAACACCAAAAAACGACTTGCATGGTTTCAGCAGGGGCACATGAGAAACTGGCGCATTCAGCGTTTCCGTGGCGACAGTGATGCCCATGTGTCTTATGTGCGCTTAGAGGCACAGATTGAAGCATTGGCATACTGATGGCAACCGCACCAGTTTCCCGTAAGTTAAATCTGACCCGTGACCAGCTTGCGGAGTTCTTGACCAATCAGCAACAGATTCGTCAGTTTGAATTGCTGTTTTCGACTGTAGATGCAATTGCGCCTGATGTGGTGCTTGAAATAAATATTGCCGCAGGAACAGCACAGGCAACTGCAAATGATGCACTTGCCCAGATAGTTGCACTCGCGCAAAATACTGCGGTAGAAGATGCTGTAATGAATGCTAAGGTGCAACAAGCGTTGGATGCTTTGACAAGGCTGGCGCAGTCATTAGAATTGCTTGCACTTGCCCCTGTGCGTAATAATGTGGAACTGGCGCACGATGTAAATGGCATCTTGCCTTATGCAAACCAAACCCCAAGGGTCCGATCAAACCAGGTGCTGACATGGCTTTCGATGTAATCACCCCAACTAAACTAGGCCAAGCCGCTATCACCACTGGTGTGACCACGCTTTACACAGTGCCAGCGGCAACTAGAACGCTGCTCAAAGAATTTAGCATTGCCAACACAACTGCCGCTGATATAAATGTGCGTGTATTTTTAGTGCCATCAGCAGGTACTGCTGGAACGTCAAATGCTTTTCTGTACGATGTGCCCGTGCCAACTGCAAACGCATTGCAATACAACGGCGTTGAAGTGCTAAATGCTGGCGACACCATTCAAATTCAAGCTGTCTCAACAGGCTTGACCATCATTGCAAGCGGTGGCGAAGCCACTTAAGGAGTAGACATGACAGTAACAGTAAAAGTGCTTATTCCAGCAAAACAAGCTGAAAACACTCAGACCACACAATACACAGCAACCAACTGCAAAACCATTATTGACAAGTTCACCGCCACCAATACCACGGCAGGTAATGTGACGATCAGCGTCAATTTGGTCACCAGTGGAGTTTTGGCAGGAGTAACTAACTTGATTGTGGATGCACGCAGTCTTGCTCCTGATGAAACTTACACTTTCCCTGAATTGGTGGGGCAAGCACTTGAACCAAATGGGTTTATCTCGACCATTGCAAGTGCCGCCATATCACTGACCATCCGCGCATCAGGCCGCGAAATTACTTAAGGAGAACAGCATGGACAAATTTATGATGATGCCCAAGGGGTTTATGGGCTTGCCAATGGATGAGGAATTCATCACCAATGCCGAAAACAAAAAGAACTACGCCATTGCAGTTCAAGATTGGAACTATGGCCCCGAAATGCCTACCAATGAGCCAGGGGCCAATAAAGAGTTTTACGTAGGTTTGGCAGAAGCTATGCAGTGTGATGAAAAAGACGCACGGCGCAAGCATTGCTCAAACTGTGATTACTACGACAACTCTTTTATGACCCAAGTGAGGATTGAGCGAATCCCATTGGCAACCTATGACAAGGGCGCAGGTTTCCGAGGCCATTGCGAAAAGCTAGATTTTATTTGCAACGATATGCGAGTTTGTCAGGCTTGGGAAGATAGAGAGTATGAGGATTGACCTTTTGTCAATTTGTGCGAAAATCAAGCCGCTGAGTCTATCTGGCATCCAGCGGCCTTCCCTTATAGGAGTGTCCAATGGTCAATGTCGCGGTTCAGGAAGTGAAAGCTGGTGTGCCAGTTGAACACCTGCCCATCTACCAATTGGAAGCTGAAATACTCAAGCTGCCACAAGTAGCGATGCCTGTTAACCACGACTTCTGCAATGGCCTATATGCTCGGACAATGCACATACCCGCTGGAACAATATTGACTGGGGCAACCCATCGTGAGGAATCATTCTTCTTGGTGCGAAAAGGCGAATTGATCGTAAGCACAGACAATGGCCCACGAACTATTGGACCAGGAGACATGAGCATCTCCAAAATCGGTACAAAACGTGCTGGCATTGCCTTAACTGACGTTGAGGTAACCACATTTCACGCAAACCCAACCAACGAGCAAGAACCACAGAAATTGTGGGATATGTTTACGATTCCAGCACCATCAACAGTTCTTGAAACCGTGGAATTGGCGCAACTGGAGAAATTAAAATGACATTCGGACTATCAGGGGCAGCATTGGCTGGTGTAGCCATAGGTGGTGCAACGCTTGTATCAGGTTATATGCAATCTCAGGCTGCTGGACGGGCTTCTGCGGCACAAGGGCAAGCAGCTCAAGCTGGCATTGACGAAACGAGAGCGCAGTTTGATGCAATGCAGAAAATCTTGGCCCCTTACGTTACAGCAGGAACAACTGCTATACAAGGACTTGCGCCATATGCCGCCGCTGGTATACCAGCACTTGAACAACAACAAGCATTGCTTGGTTTGAGTGGGCCAGAGGCAGAACGTGCCGCCATTGAGCGTATTAGTGGAGGCGCAAGATTTCAAGAAATGGCCCAACAAGGTGAAGAGGCATTACTGCAAAGAGCATCAGCCACTGGTGGTTTGCGGGGTGGCAATATTCAAGGTGCATTGGCACAATTTAGGCCAGCACTGTTGTCTAGTTTGATTGAACAACAATATGGCAAGTTGGGCGGTATGACTGCTTTAGGACAAGAAACCACATCAAATGTGGCTAGATTAGGGCAAGCATCCGCAGCAGGTACAGGCGCTGCCGCACAAACATCAGGCGCAAACATTGCAACATTGCTTGGACAACAAGGCGCAGCACAAGCTGGCGGTGAAATTGCACAGGGCAGAGCATTTGGCGCAATCCCATCAGCCATTTCTGGTGGCCTTGGTTTCTTTAGTGGTTTAGGGGGGAAATTCTGATGCCAGCACCAATTGATTATGGCGTTCAAATTGCTGACCCTACGCAATCTTTTTTAAGTGCTTTTCAAACTGGTGCTGGTATTCAAGAAACCAGACTAAAGCAAGAACAGCAACAGCAACAAATGGCGAATCAGAAACTGATTCAAGATGGATTAACTAAACTGCGCCAGCCTGGTGCAACTGCTGAAGATGTTTCAAATCTTGCAATGATTTTGCCAAAAGATCAAAGCGAATCGGTGCTCAAGGCATGGGCGCTAAAAACAGACACACAAAAACAGAATGCACTTTCGCGAACAGGAAAAGTTGTATCTGCTTTATTTGCTGGTGAAACTGATATTGCCCAGCAACTTATAAATGACGAAGCTGTTGCAATGCGTAATTCAGGAAATGAAGAGGGCGCAAAATTCTTGGAAACATGGCGTGGCATTACTGAAATAAATCCTACTGCCACCGA